ATACTTGCCACCTTGATTTTTAGGGTGGCTTTTTTATACCAAGAAAAAGAAAGGTCGTGAGGTATGTCTAAACTAACTGAAAAACAAAAACGTTTCTGTGAGGAGTACCTCATAGATTTGAACGCTACGCAATCCGCATTACGAGCAGGATACAAAAACGGTGAAATCGGTCGACAACTTATTACGAAAAATAACGTTTTGAAATACATTGAAGAATTAAGAGAAAATCAATCCAAGAGAACAGAAATCACAGCTGATAAAGTTTTGGAAGAAATCGGCTCGGTTGCTTTCTGTGACGCTAAAATCCAAGGCAGAGACAAAGTCAAGGCTTTAGAGTTGTTAGGTCAACACCTAGGGATGTTCACGGAAAAGGTAGCTATTACCAAAGAGGAAGAAATTCCTAAGCTCTTGGACGCCTTAAAAGAAAAACCACCCACAGAGTAGGCAGAGTAGGCGGTTTTCTATAGTTGCTATCATTCAATAAAGGTACACCTTAGAAAACACCTATTAAATTTATCAAATTAGAGTACTGTATTTTTAGTTGTGCATTTTGCGAACGTTTGTAAAATGCTACATCTTTAAAGACTATTATCCAATCATGCAAAAAAAGGAAGTGATATCATTGACTTTTGAAAAGTTATCAGCAAAGCAAAAACAAGTTTTCAAATGGTGTTACAATAACGATTATAAGGCTCTAATTTGCGATGGCTCGGTACGTTCAGGAAAAACCATCTCAATGATAACATCTTTTGTTTGGTGGGCTATGAGTGAATTTAATGGAGCAACTTTTGGGGTTTGCGGAAAGACTGTACAATCTGCGGAAAGAAATATTATCATGCCACTTGAAAGTATCATAGATATTACTTATTACTTTAATGTAAAATATATTCGTTCCACACACTGCCTTGAGGTTTCAACCTCTAAGAAGTGCAATAAATTCTACGTTTTTGGCGGTAAAGATGAATCTTCTTATCAACTGATACAAGGTATCACACTTAGCGGAGTGTTCTTTGATGAAGTCGCCTTGATGCCTCGCTCTTTTGTGGAACAGGCTATTACAAGAACGATATCTGTTGAAAAATCGAAACTATGGTTTAACTGCAATCCAGATAGTTCGGAACATTGGTTTTACAAAGAATGGGTTTTAAAAGCTCCAGAAAGAAAAGCGTTACATCTACATTTTACCATGGAAGATAATCCAACTTTAAGCAAAAATCAAATAGACTACGCAGAAAGTCAATTCGTTGGAGTTTTTCATGATAGATATATCAAAGGCTTGTGGGTTCTCGCTGAAGGGTTAGTATATCCTATGTTTAAAGATGATTATATTCTTGAATACTACACACCATCACCAGATGCAGTATTTTATGTTAGTTGCGACTATGGTATCTTAAACCCTACATCTATGGGGTTGTGGGTGTTAGAGCCTAATAAGGCTATCAGGATAAAAGAGTATTATTGGGACGGTCGAAAACATCAACCACGAACCGATGAAGAACACTATCAAGCGTTAGTGGAACTAGTCGGCGACTATGATATTCAATCTGTGATAGTTGACCCGTCAGCAAGTTCATTTATTGAGTGCATAAGGCGACATCAAAAGTTTAGCGTTAAAAAGGCTAATAATTCAGTAGTAGATGGCATTAGGAACGTTTCTACGTTGATTGGCAACGGCAAACTATTTATTTGTGAAAGTTGCAAGGATTTATTGAGAGAGTTAAAACTCTACTGTTGGGATAGCAAATCCGTTGAAGATAAAGTTATCAAGGAAAACGACCATGCTTGTGATGACATGAGATATTTCGTCATGGGAACGTGCAGAACTACGCTTTTAAGGGAGCTAAATAACAATGAAAATACTTGATTTTTTAAAGGGGGCTTTAAATCGAATGTTTGGAAAAAGTGACATAAAATCAGCATTACACATAGATACGGCGATATCTAGTGAAATGCAAACCGCTATCGACCTTTGGGCAGATATGTATTCCGCTGATAACAACGATGATTTAAAACTTCCAATTGCGATATCTAGCGAATTTGCAAGGCTTGTAATGGCTGAAAGCAAGTTTTTAGTATCTGGTAATGATGAAATATCTACGCAATTTAGCGAGTTTATTAAGAATTTGAGGTCACAAATGGGCATAGCTTGTGCCTTAGGTGGTATGGCTTTTAAGCCTTATTTGACTGAAAAAGGTTTAAAAGTCAATTTAATCCCTGCAAATAGATTTTATCCAGTAAGTTTTGATAGTGATGGAAATATCACATCTGCGGTATTTGTAGATATCCAAACTATTGGAGAATGCTACTATACCAGACTTGAATATCACAAGTTGGAGAAATCACAATACATTGTGATTAACAAGTGCTATAAATCGCCGAATAGTTCGTATTTAGGAGTTCCTTGTAATCTTTCTGAGGTTGACAATTGGTCAACTCTTGAAGAAACTCAAACGATAATAAACGTTGATAAGCCTTTGTTTGCTTACTTTAAAGTTCCTCTTTCAAATAACATTGATGATACTTCACCGCTTGGCGTTTCTGTTTATGCTCAGGCGGTGAAACTCATCAAACAAGCTGAGGAAATGTGGGAGCGTATCTTGTGGGAATATGAGGCAAAAGAAACCGCTATTGACGTATCTATTGACTTATTTAAACTTGAAAAAAATAAGCCTAAACTTCCGAAAGGTAAGGAACGATTATACAGGACTTATCAAGCTAATCCAGATGGAGAGTTCTTTTTCAAGGAATTTTCGCCTGAAATTCGTGACAGTAGCCTTTTCAATGGATTTAATAAAATATTGCAACGCATAGAATTCTCTGTTGGTCTAGCCTATGGAACTCTTTCTGAACCATCTGAGGTTGAAAAAACCGCCACCGAGATTTTAACATCAAAGCAACGCAGTTACGTTTTTGTTAGTGAGATACAGCAATCACTTGAAAAGGCTCTTGAAGATTTAATCTATGCCTTGAATGTCTACTCAAGTGTTGAAAAATCACCACTAAGTAATCTAAAATTAACTTGTACCTTTGGCGACTCTGTTCTTGAAGATACCGAAAAAGAGTTCCAAAGGCGACTTCAAATGGTATCCGCTGGATTGCTTACTAAGGAAAAGTTTATCGCATGGTACTTTAATTGCGATGAAAAAGAGGCTATCAAGTACATTCCACAGATGGCTACCACTTTTGAGGGGGATTAATCATGGGATTATCTCCAGAATACTATGACGGTTGCACTGATGATGTCTTAAACCTCTATGCAGAACTTGAGGACAGAATTATTGCTGATGTGGTTAGACGTATCATAAAAACTGGCGATATCACGGAAACGGCTAAGTGGCAAATCCGACAGGCTCAACAGATGGGTCTCCTCTATGATGATATTATCAAGGATATTGCAAAATCTACCAATAAAACAGATAGTGAAATCAAGAAGATGTTTGAAAATGCAGGAGTTGAAACCGTCAACAACGATAATAGGCTACATATTCAGGCTGGAAAATCTCCCCTAGATATCCGCCAAAGTGAGAGTATGCTACAAATCCTCAACGGAGTGTATCAAAATTCCCTAACAGATTTGAAAAATCTTACTGGAACTACTGCTATTACTTCTCAAACGGCGTATTATAACGCTTGTAACTCCGCTTTTATGATGGTGAGTAGTGGTGCTTTTAGCTATCAACAGGCACTTAGAACGGTTATCCAAGAGGTAGCCGATAAAGGTGCTACTGTTAGTTATCCAAGCGGTCACGTTGACAAATTGGACGTTGCAGTCCGAAGAAGTCTTTTAACTGGCGTTGGTCTAGCTAGTAGACAGATATCGGAAGAAAATTCAAGGCTATGTGGTTGCGACTTAATGGAAATCTCTGCACATTCAGGGGCTAGACCTAGTCATGCAAGTTGGCAAGGACAGATAGTATCCCTTAGTGGTCGCCGTGGATATTTAAGTAAATCCGATATTGGCTATGGCACTGGTGCAGGTTTCGGCGGTTGGAATTGTCGTCACGATTGGTATCCGTTCTATGAGGGTGTTTCCACTAGAAATTACTCCCAATCCGACCTTGACAAGCTAAACGCCAAAGATATCGAATATAACGGAAAAATGTACTCCGAATATGAAATATCCCAGATGTTACGCCAAAAAGAGCGTGAAATCCGTGCCTTAAAGCGTGAAAAAGTCGCCCTTAAAACCGCTATCGAAGAGGGACAAACGTTCCTTAAATCCGATTTAACTGCTTTAAACGGCAAAATTAGAGAGAAATCTAATAAAATTCAAGAGTTTTGCAATCAAACTGGTTACAAACGTGACCGCTTTAGAGAACAAGTCGGCAGTAAAACTTCTGTGGGGCATAGTAGTGGAAATGTTCGAAAATACAAGGATACTTTGGAAAAAGGCTTGACTTATTTTAATAATAGAGATAGAATAAAGAATATAATAATACCACAAGAAATATCGAATTTAAAAGGGATGACTAAAGATACAGAAAAGGCAATAAAAAATGCTATTTCAAATTTGATGAATGAATACAATATAAAATTAGATGCCGTGGTAGTTAAAGCGTTAAGTCCAGAACAAAATACCACTCCATTCCAGTATAATCCAGTAAATAGAGGAGGTTTTTTAGAAAATCAACTCATTATAAACTCTAATTATTATTTTAATGATAGTTTAGAAGAATATAATGCTAGAATTATGCGAAATTACAATAGAGGTGTCTTAGCATCTAAAAAAGTGGAAGATTTGATTGCACATGAATTGGCTCATGTTATGACTTTTCAAGATTGTAAGCATTATGGAGAATTTGTAGAAAAAGAATATGAAGTCCATTGGGACAAATTTGTAAAAGGTGTATCAGCCTATGCAGATAGTACTTGGGATGGGGCAGAAAGCATTGCAGAAGGTTTTGTTAGATTAAGAAATGGCGAAGAAATTCCTGATAAATTGAAACAAATTATTGAAGAATATATCGAAAGGTGGAAAAAGTAATGGTTGTTTTCTCACAATGTTTAGACTGTAAAAATTATTTTTTTGATATAAAAGATAAAAATTGTTGCAAGGCATTTCCTAATGGAATTAATGATGATATTTTTTTTAATAAAATTCCTCATGATATAGAAATTAAAAATGATAACGGTTTTAGATTTGAACCTTTATGGGATAAAAAGGAGTAATAATATGTCCTTAGATAAATCTATAGCCAAAGGCACAGAACACCGAAAAGCCTACAAAGGTGGCAAGGCTATTGATAGAACTTGCAGAAACCATGGTGGTTGTGACTGGTGTCTTGAAAACAGACTATACAAAAACTTAAAAAGAATACAATCGGCTAACGATAAAAGCACCTTAGACTACTAGGGTGCTATTTAAATGCCCATGAGAGTCCCTGACAAGCCCCACAATCGCTTGTAAGGGTTTCATAATGAAATTAACCCCTAAATATTGAATGCCGTTTAAAAGGCATTTAAACGCTATTTTAACGCACCTATTTTTTAGGTGCTATTTTTATACCAGAAAGGAAAATGAAAAATGGCTGAAGAAGTTAAAGAAAACACTCCAGTAGAAGTTGAACCTACTGAACCAGTTCCAGAACCACAAAAGGTTAGAACGTATTCCGAAGAGGAGTATAACGCTCTTAAAATGCAACTTGAAAGCCTTGAAAAATCCACTAAGGATAATGAGGACTTCAAAAAGAAGTTTGAACAGTCCGAAAAGGACAGAAAAGAGTTCGAATATCAAACACAACTAACTGGATACGTTAAATCGTTAGGTTTGGTTGATGACATCTATGAAGAAAAGTTAGCCTCACTATTAAAAAATGGCGGTGCTAAGTTCAAAGATGGCAAGGCTTTTGATGTTGATGAAACTCTAAAGACTTTTAAGGAGAAGTATCCACAAGCGTTTAAGAATAACACAATACCTCGCTTTGTGGATAATACTCAAGGTAAGGCATCTTCTGTGGCAGAGGATACTTTAAGAAAAATCATGGGATTAAAACCTAAAAATTAAGAAAGGAAGTAATTTAAAATGCCAAATAATATTGAATTAGTGAGTAAATCCGTTGCACTTCTTGATGAAGTATATAAGCAATATTCTCTTACTCAAGACCTTGAAAGCGATAGCAACATCGTAAGACAAGGCACAAACGCTAGAAAAGTGATTTATCCAAAAGTTGATATGGACGGTCTTGGCGATTATGACAGAAACAAAGGCTATGTTGAAGGCTCTGCAACTCTAACGTGGGAAGAAACTGAATATAACTACGATAGAGGCAGAACTTTTCAAATAGATGCTATGGATAATGAAGAAACTATCAATGTTGCCTTTGGTCGCCTTGCTAGTGAATTCATTAAAACTAAGGTAGTTCCTGAACTTGATGCCTTTAGATTTGCTACCTACTGCGGAACTGCTGGAATTAATACCAAATCCGAGGTTTTAACCAGTGGAGAAAGCGTTTGTAGTGCTTTAATGAGTGCTAATGTCACTATGGACGAGTTAGAAGTTACTCAAGAGGGTAGAATTTTATACATAACTCCAACACTATATGAAACTATCAAGGCTATGGAAACTTATAAATCTAGGGCTATGCTTGAGAGATATTCAAAGATTGTTAAAGTTCCACAAACTAGATTTTATTCTGCAATTAGTCTTTTAAGTGGTAAAACTGAAGATGGCGAACAGATGGGCGGTTACAAAAAAGCTACTGATGGTAAAAATATCAACTTTATGGTAGTTGAACCATCTGCGGTTATTCAACACGCTAAGCACGTTGTAAATAAGGTTATCAAGCCTGATGAAAACCAAACTGCTGATGCTTGGAAGTTATTCTATCGTGCATATGGTATCGCTGATGTGTTTGAAAATAAAGTTGCTGGTATCTATGCAAATATTTCCACAACATAGAGGTGACTTTTATGAAAACTATCGGCTTAGAATTTCCAAAACCTAAACCAAAAAAGTCAAAGGGTGATAATGATGGCTTACGCTGATTTTGGTTATTATCAAGATTTTTTCTTAGGGAAGTTAATCACAGATATGGAGCAGTTCCGAACACTTTCGGAACGTGCTTCCGAATATATCGACATGGCGACGTTTTATCGCATAAATACAGAGGTTCTCAAGGATAAATCTGTTGAAAAGTTGATAAAAAAGTGTACTTGTGCCGTTGCAGAGGCTTATTATATCTACGATATTAATCAACTTAATGATGGAAATATCGCAGGTGTGAAGACTTCCGAAAAGATTGGGCAGTATTCTGTATCTTGGGCAAATCCTTTAGATAGTCTTGAGAGCCTTACTGGTGGGAACTTTCCAAGTTACTTGAGAAAACTCTGCCTAAAATATTTAGGTTGCACTGGATTAATGTATCGTGGGGTGTGTTACTGATGTATACCAATGCAGATTGTACTATTTTCAATGCCTATCGTGATAAATCTCATAAGTGCGATAATTGGCGAAAAACAGTAATCAAGGGGGTTTACTGGGAAGACGCTAGTGGAGAAAACTCTCAGCAGACAGGTTTATTAAATGATTGTAGTGCTTTTGTGATTATCCCTAAAAATGCCGATTTTGGTGGTAAAAAGTATATTAAACCTAAAGAGTATTATCACAATTCTAGTGATAGTACTTTTACTTTTGCCCCAAATGATATTATCATTAGAGGTATCTACACAGGCGATTTTACATCGATTAAGGAAATTAATTCCCTTGATGATAGTCATACAATCTTGAAAGCTAGTGATTTCTTGTATGGTTCGCCATCGGTTCAACATTGGGAGGTTCAAGCAAAATGAGTGGTATTAAGATTGAAACTCCAAGGGGTTGCATCGTTAAAAATGGTAAAAACAAGGCTGAATTACAATGGAATGAGGCTTTTGCTAAAAATCGAACACAAGGCTTTAATCGTGTTCAAGTGTTTATAGATAGTGAAGTACTCCGAAAATGTGACCCTTACGTCCCTATGGATACTGGTATGCTAAAAAAATCGGGAATTTTAGGGACTGTTGTAGGCTCTGGTGAGGTTATCTATATAGCACCTTACGGAAGATATCAATATTACAACAATTCAGGAAATGGAAATCATAATAAAAGTGGTCTGCGTGGTTCTTACTGGTTTGAACGCATGAAAGCAGACCACAAGAAAAAAATCTTTGAAGATGTTAAGGAAAAGTTAGGAAGTGGTTAAGATATCAATAGCTAAAATGTTAAGAGATTACTTTGCAGAATGCCCTCTGCTCCAAGATGGAAAGTTAAACTTTGATTATCTAGGCATAGAACCAGTAGAGTATACTATCGAAACCGTTCCAACTGAACCAATTTTCAAAAAATATGTTGATGGCTCTACGATTAGGCAATATCCTTTTGTGTTCGCAAGTCGTGAAAGTTTTGGGGCTGATGTTTGGGGAAATATCGATACTGCTGATTTCTATGAAAAATTATCGAATTGGGTGGAAATTCAATCAAATTTGAGAAATCTTCCAAAGTTTGAGGACGATTTTAGAGAAAGTTTAAGTTTAGAAGTAACATCTAGTGGATATGTCTTCCAAGAAGACACCGACAACGCTAGATATCAAATACAATTAGTTTTGAAATATTATCAAGATAGGAGATATACACATGGGTAAATATTTGAATAATTCCGATATTGTAATGAGAACAGGTAAACTTGCGTTCTATCAATGTCGTGGTGAAAGCTTTTACAGACGTATGGAGGGTTTTACTGAGCTATCAAACTCAAAAGGCACTAAAGAATACACTCGTCAGTACGTAGATGAAGACTTTGACCGTACAGACGTTTCAGGTTATTCACCTGAAAAAAGTTACGCTTTTGATAGATATAAAAACAATAAAGTCCTAGACGATATAATATATATTACAGAAAATGAGTTAATAGGACAAGCTATGGTTCGTGGTATTGTATGTTTAGATATGACTACTGCGGTATCTAATAACGGAACTACTTGGACTGCTGAGGGAAAAATGCGTAAATGGGCAGTTATCCCAGACACTGATGGTGATAGTACTGACTGTCTAACTTATTCAGGTACATTCAAATGCCGTGGTGAAATGGTCGACGTTCGTGCAACTACAACAGACGATTGGCAAACTATCACAATAGTTAATATCGCTAACGAAAAAACCGCTTTCGCAGATGTTAGTGTTTGTGATATCGACGGCATTGAACTTGGAGCAATTGCACCAAACTCAAAATACGCTAAATTAGAAGTAAATAACGCTACTAATGGATTTACCATCAATGCAACATCAACAGTAAAAGGGGCTACACTTACATTATTGAGTAATTCCATAAATCTTGATAGTTCTACTAATTCCATTTCAAAAACATTCCAACAAAATGGCACAACTGGTACTGTCAATGAGTATACAATAATCTGTACATATAATGGAAATTCTACAAGCGTGACCATAAAGGTCACTAAGGTTGATAGCTACGATGAAACTGGAACACAATCTTTAAGTTTGGAAAGTGAGGAATAATTATGTGGGAAATTAATGGCTTACAAATTGAATGCGATATCGAAGATGTTGAAACTGCTGAAAAAGTTGAAAATGCGTTGACTAACTTATCTAAAGCAAAGGTTGAAAAATCCACATCACTAGCCGAAACTATTAAACAGGAGTGCATACTTATCAAGCAAGTGTTCATTGATATCTTTGGAGTTGAAACGGCTGACAATATTTTTAAAGATATCAAATTAAATCGCAGATTATATAGTGATGTACTATACTCTTTTTATGACTTTATAGATTTGCAAAAGAAATCTATCTTAGAACGTTCCAACAGATTAAATAAGTATATTCCTAAAAAATAGTATGATAAATATCTTATATGAACATTATCCAACTGAATTAATTATCGATAATGTTAGCTATCCAATAGTTACAGATTTTCGGCACTGGATAGCTTTCTTTGATATGGTTAATGATGACATCTTAGAGCCTAAAGACAAGGTTATTGCAAGTTTAAATTGGTTTAAGGATAAAATCCCTAACGATTTGGAAAAGGCTTACAACGGCTTAATATCATTTGCTAGGGCTGATGATTTAAATCCAAAAGCCAATAAAAACAGTACAAAAAGCGAAAATAATAAGCAGATACTCTCATACTTACACGATAGCCCCTATATTTTAGGGGCATTTTTACAAACTTATGGGATAAATCTACGAAATATTAACTATATGCACTGGTATGAGTTCCGTGCTTTACTCGATGCACTTCCAGAGGATACTCCACTCAAAAAACGCATGGGGTATCGTGCTGTCAACGTTTCAAGTATCAAAGATAAGGCAGAAAGGAAACGTATCAAGGCTATTCAGCGTGATATTGCACTACCAAGCAGAGAATTATCTGCTTTTGATATAGGAAATCAATTTTAAGGGGGGTGATTAGGTGGCTTATGATGGTAAGCTAAAATTCGATACTGGTATGGATACTAGTGGGTTTGAGTTAGGATTAGATAGTTTATCAAATTTAGCAGATAAGGGATTAAATCTATTATCATCTTCATTTAGTGCAACCTTTGAGGGAATTAAAAAGGCAGGTTCAGGCATTTGGGACTTCATGTCCGATAGTGTTCAAGTTGGACAAACTTTTGAGGCATCTATGTCGCAAGTTATGGCAACTATGGGAATATCTAAAGATACTATCACTGAAGATGGCATAAAACCATATGAAATGTTAAAAGAAACTGCAGAAGAAATGGGTGCAACTACTCAATTCAGTGCTTCACAAGCTTCCGATGCACTGAACTATCTAGCCTTAGCAGGTTACGACGCTGAAAAAGCCTGTGGTGCATTACCTACAGTTTTAAATATCGCAGCAGCAGGAGGCATGGAACTAGCAAACGCTTCCGACATGGTCACTGATGCTATGTCAGCACTTGGAATTGAAGCTACGTCCCAAAACTTAGAAGAGTTTGGTGACAAACTTGCTAAAACTTCACAAAAATCTAATACTAGTGTGGCTCAATTAGGCGAAGCTATCTTGACGGTTGGTGGTACTGCTAAAAACTTAGCTGGTGGAACTACTGAAATGAATACTGCTCTTGGCATCTTAGCAGATAACGGTATCAAGGGAGCAGAAGGTGGAACGGCTCTTCGTAATATGATACTTGCTCTAGGTTCTCCAACAGATAAAGCTAAGGCACAATTAGATGCCCTAGGTGTTCAAGTTTATGATACTGAAGGCAAAATGCGACCATTAAATGATATCTTTGGCGATTTGAATAGTTCTATGGCTAACATGACTGATGAACAAAAGAATATTGCTCTAAGTGACATCTTTAACAAAGTGGATTTAAAGTCTTCTAGTGCTTTATTGGCAAACTGTGGCGACCGTTGGAATGAATTAAGTGGCTATATCAATAAAAGCGATGGTGCTTGTGAAGATATGGCTGAAACTATGAATGATAATCTTAAAGGTGATATTACATCTATGCAATCTGCTCTAGAGGGTTTAAAGATTGCCTTGTCAGATACGTTAAATAATGACCTAAGAACTATCGTTCAAAATGCTACTGGATATCTTGCAGAATTAAGAAATTCTTTTCTTGATGGTGGTTGGGAAGGTTTAGGCGAAGAAATAGCTAATGTTTTTAAAAAAAGCGTTGGAGATAGTAAAAATATAGTATCTAAGTACATGACTTTAGGAACTAGAATGATTACCGCCATCATCGAAGGAATTAGTGAGAATTCCAACTTTATAACTAAATCTATTGGAAGTTTGCTAACTCAAGGAATAACATCTTATGGCGAAATATTTGCAAGTATGTATTCTGTTGGTGGCGAGATTGTTTTAGGTATTGCACAGAGCATTTGCAATAACTCTAATAAAATTGCCAATTCATTGATGGGAAATCTTAATACTGTTTTTCGCACTATCGCATTTGATGGTGGTGAAATTTTTGGTATTGGATTAGAGATTATTACCACTATTATTGATGCAATTACTCAAAATATGCCAAAAGTTTCTTTCTTGGCTGAAACCCTTATAATTTATATTGTAAATGAACTACGCAAAAATGCTGGAAATTTAATAACTGGAGTAATAGCATTAGTTAAATCCTTAGCAGAAGGAATTCAAACGGAATTACTTCCAACTCTTACAATCTTACTTAGTAGTGCTATTAATGATATTTGTGACTTTATAACTTCTAACAGTGGAAATTTTATGAATGTAGCAATTGAAATTATTACTATGTTATCACAAACTATTTTAAATTGTTTAGATACTTTACTTCCAGTTACTTTAGAACTAATCTTAACTATAATAAATGGGTTAATGATAAATCTTCCGATGTTAGTTGATGGAGCTTTATTAATTATTAATGGATTATCTCAATTTATTTTAGAAAATTTGCCACTTTTAATAGATTGTGCAGTTCAAATAATTCTAGCGTTGGCTAATGGAATACTTCAAAATATTTCCATTTTGATTTCTTACATACCTATCCTAATAACTAGTTTAGTGGAAGCTATAATATTAAATCTACCATTACTTTTAACAGCTAGTATTGAAATTTTGATGGCTTTATTAAATGGTATAATAGAAAATGTATCTGTTCTATTCGATGCAACTATCACTATACTTAACACTTTGATAGATATGATAATAGAAAATCTTCCAATGCTCATAGATGTCGCAATTGAAATAGTTATCACACTAATAAATGGTATATTAGATAATTTAGACCAATTAATAGACGCCTCTCTTGGATTACTAAATCAATTGATAGATAGCATTATTGAAAATCTACCATTGTTAATCGATTGTGCATTACAAATAGTTATCAAACTTGCCGAAGAAATAGCCAATAACTTCCCTAAAATAGTTGAAAAAGGTGGAGAATTAGTACAGAAATTAATCAATGGTATTTTAGATGCTAAAGATAAGGCTATTGAAGGTGCTAAAGAACTCATCAATAACGTTTGGAATACCATTCAAAATACTGATTGGTTAAGTTTAGGTAAAAATATTTTATTAGGTATTGCTAATGGTTTATGGGAGGGACTCTCTTCGATTGGAGAAACTATATCAGCAATAGCAGATAATATTCTACAAAGTTTTAAAAACTTCTTTGGTATTGCATCACCATCAAAATTGCTAAGAGACGAAGTTGGAAAGTTTATGCCTCAAGGTATTGCCGTAGGTTTTGATAAGGAAACGCCAAATGCTATTGATGATATTAACAAATCTTTAGAGAATAGTATCAATGGCATTAAAGTTGATGATATTAACAAATTCTTGGAAAATGATGTTAATGAAATTCAAATCGATGATATAAACAGAACCTTAAACTCACAGATTACTGGTATAGATATTGATGGCATATATTCTCAACTTAAATCGTTGAACTATGCTCAGAGTGTTCCAAGCTATTCAGGAGTAGTTCAATCGGCGTATAAATCCAGTGGAGAAACTGCACAAAATGATGAAAATAACGGAAATCAAGGAACTATCGTAGTTGAAAACTATCTATTTAAGAACTCACAAAAGCTAAATAGTATGGTAATCAATGCAGGAGTTCTCGAAAATGCTCGAAGTGGAGGTAATTCAATATGATTTTTAAATTATCAGCTAAACAAAACACTGATACAAACAACTTTTATATATCAACTGATGGCGAAATTTTGAAATATAATATCGAAAATGATACTGAATTAGTATCCAGTGGGAAATTTACTAAGTTTGAAAAATCATACCAACGATTAACTAAAGATTATCAAACTTCCGAAGGAAAAACTATAACCTATGGAATACGCAGTAGATACACAACTATAGATTTTACTATTGAATGCCTTGAAAACGACTATCAACATATTTTAAAGGTTTTAAATATCACATATGAGTATTACGTGACCGAAAACTTTCCAAATATACCAATAGTCATGAAATTATCTGGTGATTTAAAAGAAACTAAAATTTGTAATAACTATCAAAACGGTGAGGCTTTATATACTTTATCTGGTAAGTTAGTGGAGGTGTAAAAATGTACATAGATGAACAGGTTCAAGGAACTATCTACTTTGTAGATGGCACTTCTTTTCAATTTGATACTAAAAATATCATTAATAATGATATTTCTATCTTACAACAGGCAACTGCTGATGAGACTTTCTCTCTTGGTGGTACGTATTCGGCTACACTTAATATGACAATTCAAATCCCAAACGATAATGTAAATACGAACTCTTATGATATCATAGGTGCTAGGATTATCTTAAAATCAAAGTATGGTAGTGAAGAAAAATATATATTGCGTGGAGTATTTTGGGTGACATCGGCAAACAAATATAAAGATATCTACACTATTAGTGGTTCAGATGCTATCACTTGGCTTGATACTATTCCTTACTTAGAGCAACCCTATATAGATAACAATGGAAAAGAATGTAATAATTTAGTATATGCCTATATGTTTAGAGATAGAAATACTTTAAATGGTAAATTATCCAATATTGCTAGTGCTATAAATGATTATTTATTACAAAGTAAAGTTAATATCACTGAAATATCATCATATAGTAATGAAATTCTTAATAATAACCCACCTTCTAGTTATGGATATACTCAAGGACTTTATTGCACTCTACCTAAAGAAGATGTTGGAGAAAATGCTGACCCCTGTCCAAGAGATTATGCAGGGTGGTTATCACAGATAGCCTGTGGTTTTTTGGAATGCATATATTTAGAAAATGATACTCCCTACATAGCAATTGGACAGTTTGAAATCGCCCCTACAGATACTCTAAAATGGCAGAACTTTGAGGAAAATACACTTGAAATCGCCAGTTTTTCAATTAACTGTTGTCAAGTATACGTTGAAATCTATAATGGTACGCTTGGTTCTACGATGATAGAAAATAAAAACATAAATTCATTTATAGTCGATTTGACAGGAAATCCATTCGTAGATGGCTACTGGACGTATCGTGAAAACGCTGAAGGCGACCATAGTTGTATGGATATTTTAGAAAATATATTGGATTTTGCCAAAAATTTAGCTATTAGACCTTTTTCAGGTACATTTCTTGGCGAAAAAAGATTCAAATTAGGTCAATGCATCAAGCTGATGGACGAAAACGGAAAATCTTACAACACAATTTTAACTAAAATTCAATGGAATTTTAGAGGTGGCTATGAACTTAAATGTGCTGGTAAAGATAATAGAATGTTATTTGACAGTGCTAGACGTACTCCAAGCGTTAGAGCTAAAGAACAGGCTTTGACTAAAACAAACTACGCAATTAAAAAGACTGAAACAGGTTTGCAATCCAATATCGATTATATTGATGAAAAATTTTCACAACAGTCCGAAGGTATCGAAGGTGATATAAGTAGTTTGCAATCTCGTGTTGGTATCATTGAAGGAGATTTATATGCACCAGAATATACCGATTATGGTGATGCGATACACTATCTTCGAAGCTGTGATACAGGAATACTTGAATGGATAGAGTTTTTCAAAACTAGCATACAGAACATCGAAAATAGACTTACTAATGCTGGTATTTAATAATTAAAAGGTAGAATTAATGATTTAGAAAATCAAATTGCAACATTGGAGGCGAAAGTACCATGATTTTAAATGCTAATAAAAAATACATAGACACATCGAGTATAGCACATTTGCTAATAAATGGCGAAAAGAATGCCGATATTATCAACTTTGAAGTTGATAGATATTATCATAATATAGATTTATCCACTTGCGACTTTATTTTAAGGGCAGTCAATGAAAATCAAAACTTAATAGACCAAACTCTTGAAAAATCAATAAATGATGATAATATTATTTTAAAATGGGTTATCAATGAGTATTTCACGGCAGTAGACGGCAAACTTCTGCTTGAAATCCGTGCCATTAAGGGCGATAACTTGATTTTAAAGTATGTTATGTCGCCTATCTATGTGAAATCTTCGGCTACTGGTGAGGGTCTGCCTTCACTTGATACGGTCGAAAAAGCTCTTGATGATATGCAAAAACTCCTTGAAACTGCTCAAAATATCGCCGTTAAAGTGCCTTACATCGATAATGGAAATTGGTGGGTTTGGGATATTGCACAAAATCAATATGTAGATACTGGTACTTCTGCACAAGGTCAAAAGGGTGATACTGGCGAAAAAGGTAAAGACGGTTTAAATGGTCGTGATGGTATCGATGGTAAAGATGGAATTAACGGAAATGACGGAAAAGATGGTGAAAATGGGCTATCTGCTTATGAAATATGGTTAAATCAAGGAAATATCGGCACGGAAATCGATTTCTTGAACTCTCTAAAGGGTGAAAAAGGCGACAAGGGCGACACTGGTGAACGTGGTGCAGATGGCTCTAATGGAGTTGATGGCTTTTCTCCTACAATCTCCATTGCCGAAAATACTTCAAGTAGCTATATCCTAACTATCATAGATGCAAACGGCTCTTTTAATACTCCAAATCTTAAAGGAGCTGACGGAACTTCTGGAAGTGGTACTTCTATCACAGTGGATACTGAACTTTCTGAAACTTCGGAAAATCCTGTACAAAATAAGGTAATTACTGAAAATTTAGGATATGTTTGGACTGATATCACAGACATTAAAGCAACCAACGAAATTATTCAATCTCAAATTACCACTTTAAATACCTTGATTAATAATCTTCCAAGTGGCGAAACTGTGTCAACTACGCTATTTGATAGTTCTAACTACTCAAGTTATCTTGATAGTTTTAAGTTCAAAAATTCCCAATGGGACGATAACGAATACACCTTCCAACAGGCTATCGAGAAAGTAAGTTCCCTTTGTAGTGAAACGTATAATTATCAATTAAGATTGTCTACAGATTTTGGTTGGTCGGCAAATATCATGATTTTATGCTTAATTCCTGTTGAATTAAACGCCAATTCAAGACTTCTAGTAAATTACAACTGTTCCACATCTGGAAGTAATATCGCCGTTGAAGTGTTATCCTCTGCTGATTTCACTTCCGAAAGCATTGCAACTTTTGAGGATATTCCATCATTCTATGCCGATGGTGGCACTTATATGTCGGTTAATCTGTTCCCAAATGGAACTATAGAGAGTGGTACTTACTATCTAAGATTTAAGTATACAACAGTAAATCCAGTATTTTTGATTAAATCTATTGAGGTGATTTCGTGAAAGAATGGCAAAAAAGAGCCTTGAGGACGTTTATTCAAGCGTTTTCAGGTGTGATAGCTACGCAATTATTAGCGTATCAAGGACAAGAATTAAGCAAAACTGTGGTTATATCCTTGGTGGCTAGTGCAGTAGCTAGTGGGATATCTGCAGTTATGAACTTAAATGAAGAAAAGTAGAAAGGAAAGTTAAAAATGAAAGAATTGAAAATTATGTTTAAAAACAGTAGACGTGCAGAATATAAGCAATCAAAAAAAGAGTATGACAGTTGGCACTATGATGGCAATGCTATCATAATCAAAAAAGATGATAATCTTGTAGCTATCTATAATCTTGATAGTATCATTGGAGCTTGTGAATATGATGTTAAGGAGGATTAATTTTTATGGAAATCAAAGAAATGTTATTAACTCATAATAGACCTTACACTAAGAGAAAAAAGACCACCGCCGTTGCAGTTCACTGGGTAGGAAATCCAAACACTTCGGCAGAAGCTAACAGAAACTACTTCCAAAATACAGACCGTGCAGTATCATCTAACTTTATTGTAGGTTTGAAAGGTGAAGTTATCCGTTGTATTCCAGAAGATGAGGTGTCATGGTGTACTAATCAAGCTAACGGTTATACTGTTTCTATTGAAACTTGTCACCCAGATAATACAGGAGTTTTTAACGAGGCTACATATAATTCTTTAGTAGAATTAACTGCTATGCTTTGCAAAAAGTATGACTTAAATCCACTAAATGGTGGGGTTATTCGCCACTTTGATGTTACTGGGAAAGTGTGTCCTAAGTGCTTTGTGGCTAAAAAATATGGTGGTAGTGATGATAATAATCTTACACGTTACACTAAATTTAAAAATGATGTTGCAATGGCTATGAAACCAACTCCAACAGTGACAGAGTTACCATATTTAGTTCAAATAGCCTCAAGCGATGGTTTTGTAAACATTAGAAAAACGCCATCATGGGACGATAGCGATATAGTTGATGTTATTAAAAATGGCTATACAAAATATACTATCGTTGAAGAAAAAACTCTTGATGGTGTGAAGTTTGGTAGGTTAAAGTCTGGTATCGGCTGGATTGCTCTATCCTGTACCACCAAGGTGGTGTAAGCATGGATTTAGATATCAACAGCATAATATCGTTAGTATCTGCGTGTGGTGGCATTCTGGTATCTTCTAAGATGTCAAACTATCGTATTCAGCAACTAGAAAAGAAAGTTGATAAGCACAATAATTTTGCTGAAAGATTGCCAGTCATCGAAGAAAAATTAGCAGTCGCAAACCATCGCATTGATGACCTCGAAAAACAAGTAAATAAGTAAAATTTTAGCGGTATTCCTTTATGGAATACCGCTTTTTTGTTTTAAAATGGTTCGAAATCGCTATTGAAAATTTCGTCAAAATCATTTTCTTGAGTTTCTTCAGGTTTAACTATGAGCTGATGCTTTTCCCATACTAGTTTTACGATTTCTTCTTGCGTATGAGGTTCTTCAAGTAACCAATATGTGTCATCTTTGTAGTATCTACTACATCTTCGAGTTAGTATACATTGCAACCTTCGACAACAGTCAAAGCTGACATAACCTTGCTCATCTAGTATAAATTCGAATTTGATTTCTTGTGTTTCAGTCTTAACCTGTTGCTCTGGTTTTTCTGTCCCACCTGGCTCAGGTTCTGCTAACCTTTCCATCATTCTTCTGTGACGTTCGATGTAGGCATCAAGGTCATAGCTTGGCTTATCCTCGTAATCATCATAACTATAAGATTTTTTATTCTCTTTTGGTTTTACGTTCTTCAAATCTGCGTTAATTATTGCC